TAAAATAAAGGATACAAGGTTCTATTTTTCACACCGCGATCATACAATTTTAGAAATAAAAAAGTTTGACAAAGACTCCATTTTGACACTAGCTGATAAAATGGACTGGCTACCATATTTCGGTAACGACAAGGGCGATCTAAAATGGGACGACATAAAATCCTATTTAATTAGACTTTCTATCAATGTTGGGTTATTTCGACCACATCGAGTTCGCGGAACCGGCGTGTGGTTTGACAATGATCGTTTGGTAGTAAATTCAGGTGACGAATTAATTATTGATAATGAAATTAAGACTCAAATGTCAGATAGTCTTTATACATATATAAAGACTAGCAATAATTTTACAGTTAATCGAAATCCTCTTACTACTGATGAGATAAAGCCACTTTTAAAAGCAGTGGAATCCTTTTCCTGGGAAAAGCGTGAGCATGCTATCTATATTTTGGGATGGATTGCCATTTCTAGAATTGCTGGAGCATTAGAAGCAAGGCCACATTGTTGGGTGACTGGTCCAAGGGGCCAGGGAAAATCTACTCTCTTACGATTAGTTAAAAAGGCATTGGGTCAGGACGGATTTATTAAAGCCTCTGGTGGATCAACAGAAGCTGGATTACGGCAAAAAATGATTTCCGATTCTATACCGGTCATCTTTGATGAATTCGACACTACTTCCGATCAAAATATGATAACCCAAAACAAGCGGTGTTTGGATCTATTTAGAACAGCTTTTAGCTCTGAAGATGAGGGAATTTTAAAGGGAACCTCATGCGGAGGAGGTTCATATTATATACCGGCGTTCTCTGGAATGGTTGCTGGTATTAGAGTGCATCTCGAAAATGACGCCGATAGATCTAGATTTGCTGTCTGCGAACTTTCTAAACATGAAAGTGATCCCGAAAAAAGACGGGCATTTAATGAAGCAATTGAAGCAATTGATTCAGAATTCGGTGATAGATTGTTTGCAAGATCCATTGCAAATTTTGATATTATAAAAGAAAACTATAAAATGTTTTTTTCTGTTATTTCAAATAGTGTTAGCTCAAGATTCGCCCAAACATATGGAACTCTATTGGCCGGTTACGCCTCATTAATGATGGATAGAGCTGTAACAGAAGAAGAGGCAAAAGATACTTGGAACGAGCTTAACATGAAAGAAGAGATCACAGATTCTGGTGAAAATGATGAAAATAAAGCACTAGATAGAATTCTTGAGCATGTTGTTACATATACGAACGATGGGTTTAAATCAGATCGTTTTGAAACAACCATAGGATCACTCATAGAGAAGGCAAATTCTGACCTTAATGGAATTAACCAATGCCTTGGTAAATACGGATTACGAGTCCAAGATAATACATTATTTATTGCTAACTCTAACTCTAAACTACAAGACGAAGTTTTTCGTGGAACACGTTGGGTTGAATATCATAGATCGTTAAAACGAATTGATAAGGCTTTTATGCGTGAAAAACCCATGAAGATTGATGCTAAGGCGTGCCGCGTAATTGGCATACCACTTGATGTATTCCTAGCCAAAGAAGAGTAACGGAAACCAAAATTAAAACTACAAAACTGGTTTTTTCGCCAGCGTCGGATTGGTATGTTTTTTGACTTGTTTTTTCGCCAAATCAGATGAGAAAATGCCAAATACCGCCACAACAACACTTTCTATATGACGCTGTAACGCCACTCAACATCACATTCTAACTTCAAAACAGTAACGGTTACAAAATAAAACCTTTTGTAACCGGTTTTGTAACCGGTTTTGTAACCTTATTATATCTTTATTTTTAGTATGTTACGCATTCGGTTACAAAAGTTACAAAAGTTACAGAGGGTATAGCCATATATACAAAAAAAATATTTTTTGGACGCAGTCTAATGGTCGTATCAAGTTTTTTCCACTTTTTGTGTGTGGTAGGTCTTATATTGTAACTTTTGTAACTTTTGTAACCGTATATTATATATTACTGTATTTACTATGTTTTTAGCGGTTACAAAACCGGTTACAAAACCGGTTACAAGTTTTTTGATGTAACCAGTTTTGTAACCGGTCAATGGATAACACCTTCCTTCACATAACTAGCTGTTATTATTGTTTATTCATGAGCTCTCTTGCTTGAAACCTGTTGTATTTGTTACAGTTTTCTATCAATCAAAATTAGGAATGAGCGTATGAAAATTTTTGACGCATCTCTTGAGCGCAGTATCGAGATAAGCCTATTTTCTGATCGTGGTCTGGAAGGCATTCAAGGAGGGTATTGGGCTGATACGAGTATGGGATCGCTACTACCACTACTCAAACGGCGCAAGATCAACAAGGAGTCTCTAAATGAGTCTAGGGATATGGCTTATAAAGCTCTTTCATGGTTGCTTGATAAAAAAATAATTGACCAATTACTCATAGACGTCAGTCGGGATAGTATAGACTCAATAGTTATTGCTATAACGATTAAAAAGCAAAATGAGCAAAAAACATACAATTACAGGATGTAAATATGTTTGTACGGCCTTCTCTTAAAACGATTCAAGATAGAATTTACTCCGATGTAATGGCTGAATTTGGAACTGAGATCGCACAGTCAGACGCGAGAATAATTTCAAACACTATTGCGGCCACGTCATTTTTGAATCTAACCCGTCTCGATCAAATAGCATCATATATTTTTCCCGACTCGCCAAATTTACCAACTGAAATTATAGATCGTCATGCATCAATTTGGGGAGTTACAAGAAAACCGCCAACACTAGCTCGTGGAACCGTTAAATTTGAAAGGCTCCCTACAGTAGCACAATCTACAATTGATGTTGGATCAGAGCTATCAGACGGTTTCGGCATGACTTACATAATAACAGAAAAACAGTTCGTATCAACAAATTCAGATATTATATCAGTCTCGTGTTCTGTCGCGGGTTCGGCAGGAAACAAGCAAAAAGGTCAAATAATTACATTATCTTCTCCAATCGAGGGTTTAAAACCAAATGCGGTGGTTATCGAAATCAGTGGAGGAGAAGATGAAGAAAGTGACTTTGATCTCGTTCAACGCATTTTGAATAGGATGCAACAACGACCAAAAGTAGGAACAGCCGTTGATTGGCAAGCTGCAATTGATTCCGTCTCTGGCATAAGTAAGGGATTTATTTTTCCAAGGTACACAGGAGGAGGTAAAATTGGTTTTTCATTTATTTTAACTGCAACAGAGAAGGCATTTTCATTGCCACAGACTCAAGATCAGATTAAAAACGTACAGGATCAGCTCGACACTCACAGATCAGTTAATATTAACCTAATACCAGTATCAATCACTGATAGAATTGCAAACATCGAGATTAGATCAACGAAAAATCCAATAACAGAGATACAACAGAAAAGTATTAATGAATCGTTAAGAAAACTATTTTTCGAGAGGGCATTTCCACCACTCGCATTTGGTGGAAAATCAGGAAGAGTTGAAAAAACGGCGATAATAGGTAAAATAAACGAGATAATTGGATTTGAATATCAGTTGTTGGCTCCAGAAAATGATTTAGTACCAGATAATTCACTAGAAGTCATAAACTTTGGAGTAATAAATGTTATCCAAAGGTGAGAAACTTCAAAAAGTCATTCTTTCTCTGTTTCCTCCAGGTATCGCATGGGATAACAGCAGGATTGAAAAAATATCAAAGATAATAGCTAATGAGTTTGAAAAAATAGATATTAGGTGCGATCAGCTTGAAACTGAAATAGATCCAAAAACATCTGATTTTTTGTTTGATCGCTGGAGATCTCTATTTTTATTAGAAGATGAGATTTCAAATCTAACATTAGAGCAGCAAAAAGCAATTGTTGAGACTCGTCTTACTGACATCGGAGAAAATAACGCATCAATATTTTTTGAATACATAAAAGCATTTGATGCTAACATTAAGCCGGAAGAAAATAGATACCGGGCGTTCCGAACAGGATCTGGTACAATGGGTAAACCAATTTATGATGAATCCTGGGAGTGGGTTCTTGTTCTAAAAAATTTTCCAATGGAATCTGGATCTCCGAATAGATCAATAGTGGAAAAAATAGAAGAACGCTCTCAATCTCATTTAATAATTCACTACGAAAGTTAGACATATATGCAAAAAATTGGAACAACAACCGGACTTTTTTCAAATGGAGATGCAGCCGCAAATATAGAGCCAACTATACTATCAGCAGAATGGTGCAATTCAGTTCAGCAAGAAATTGTAACAGTAATAGAGAAAGCTGGATTAACTCTTAATTCAAATCAAAATGACCAACTATATACAGCAATTAAAGGAATTTTAGTTTCCGGTGGATATTATCAAATAACATGTTCCGATTTTTTGGGTTTAAAAAAAGCGATTTTGGATTCTCAATATGTAAATTCTATCCTAGTAACTGGAAACATTGAAGTACCAGAGTCAGAGGTCATAGCAACGGATAATTTTATTTTTTCTGTAACAAACGGAGCAAACTTGACCATTGATTTTTTACCCGGTAAAAAAATAAAATTT